AGCGTACTATCCATGGATTAATATCCCTGATGCAACAAAGATTCCTGGAGCACTACGTCTTCAGGCTCCTGGTGCAGCAGTTGTAGGTCAATACTTGGCTACAGATGCAGTACGCGGTCCAGCTAAGACACCTGCTGGTCTTAATAATAAGATTGCTCTTGCAGTATCTACTGAAAAGCAATTTACAAACGCTGAACTTGATTCAATCAATACTTCAGTTGATCCAATCAACGCTATCCGTAATGTTCCAGGTGCTGGAATTGTTATTATGGGTGGCCGCACATTGGAAAACACACCAAATAACCGCTACATCAATATCCGTCGTTCACTAATCTACATTAAGAAGGAAATTACAGACCGTGCTTCCTTTGCAGTGTTTGAGAACAATGACGAAAAGTTGTGGCTTGATATTCGTACAGCCCTTGGTACCTTCTTACGCAATTATTGGAATGAAGGCGGTCTTCGTGGAGCAGACCCATCACAAGCGTTTTACGTAAAGTGCGACGCGTCAACTACTAGTTTCTCAGACATCCAGAATGGCCGAGTAAACATTGAAGTAGGCGTTGCTCTTCAATACCCAGCAGAGTTTGTTGTCATTAAGCTAGGACAACTAACCGGAAACGCTCAAGCGTAAGGAGATAGAATAAAATGGCCACACCATATACAAACCCACTAAGTACCCTTGCGACTGATCCAGTTCGTAATTTTCGGTTCTTGGTAACCTTTTCACCACTTGATAGTAAAAAGACAGGTACCTGGGGAACAAAATTTGGAACATTAGGTTTTGTTTCTTTGTCAGGTCTCACAGTATCTACAGAACCTATTGCATACCGTGAAGGCGGATACAATACAAACGTTCACCAAATCCCAGGTCAGTCAAACTTCACCCCTATCACACTCTCAAAGGGTGTTATGTTAGGTCAGAATGACAACCACTTGTGGATGAAGCGTCTGTTTTCAGTACTAACACCTTCTGCATCAGCAGGAGTTGGTATGGATTTCCGTTGCAATTTGGACATTCAAGTACTAAGCCATCCAAACCCTGGCGCATTTGCCGGTGTTGAAGAAGGTCAGACAAAAACAGTTGATGATAAGTTAAATCAGCACACATCATTGCGTTTTAGAGTCTACAACGCATGGATTAGCTCTTTATCTTACAGCAATTTAGATGCAGGTTCTAATACCCTTATGGTAGAAGAAATGCAGATTGTGCACGAAGGTTTTGACGTTAAGTATGCAGCTGATTATTCAAAAGCATCTAGCGACAAGACAAAATTCGACGCTACCGCGTAAAAATTAACATAAAAGGAAAATAATATGACTACTGATACAACTATAAATGCGGCACAAAGTCCTGAGTTGGCCAATAAGCTAGCAGCTGAAGCAATGAGTTCTGCTAATCAGGAGACAGCTAAATCTTCTATAAAAGTGAAGATGGATCTGCCTCCTGATACAGAAGTTGAATTACCTGCTGGCTTATTGGATCCAATTACAGGTCACATATCAAAAACTGCGGAAGTTCGTGAACTTACCGGAGCAGATGAGGAAGCAATTTCTAGAATTTTAGACCCTGGTAAAGCAATGCTTGCTATCTTAGATAGAGCAGTTGTTAGTATTGGGGAAGAAGATGGCTCTAAAGATATTGTAGACGTTCTCTTATCTGGAGACAGAGAAATGTTGCTTCTTGCAATTAGAAAAGTTACTTTTGGTGCAGAGGTAAAACTAGGTCCTGGACCTTGCCCATCTTGTGCTGAAGATCAAATTTTTACTATTGACTTAGATAAAGATGTTCCAATTAAAGCTTTAGAAGGAGATAGAGAGTTCTTTGTTGATTGTAAAATTGGCAAAGTGTTAGTTAGATACCCTAGTGGCAGTACACAAAAAGATCTAATAAATTCTGCTACTAAAACATCTGCTGAATTAGACTCTATTATGTTAAAGCATTGTGTTCTTCAAGTTAATGGCAAAGATATTATTGACCCTAACTTTTCCAAGACACTTGGTATGAAAGATCGCAGAACAATTTTAGAAGAAATTGGTAAGCGAAACCCTGGACCACAGCTTAACTTACTTAAGTCAACTTGTAGTTTTTGCGGCTCGGAGGTGCCGTTGCCACTAACCCTGGCAGATCTCTTTCGAGAATGAGTTTAGTTATGAACTACTCATGGATACTTATGAACTATTAAGTCAAGAGTATCCTGGGTGGTCCTTAACAGAATTACGTTCCCTAACACTTAGGGAACGAATTAATTGGTTAAAGAAAGCTTCGACTAGAGCAAGGCGGTGATGTAAATGGCTGGTACAGCGGGTAATAATACAACCCCTGCAACAGACGGCCCTAGCGGCTACTCTGCATCCCCAAATGACGCAGCTTTTGAAGACATGCCAAAAGAGATGCTCAAACTCTTTAAAGATGTTGATAAGTATGTAGACAGTATCCTTAAAAAATGGGATAAGTCTATTAAAGACACTAAAGATGCCACCAAGCAATTAAATAAAGATAAGCCTGGTGGATCTTTAGGTCTAGGAAGCTTCACTCGCTCCGAGAAGGCCATGGGCGTCATGCTGCTTGGGGCGGGCATATCCAAGAGTTTAATGGGCATGTCTCCAGATACTATGGACGCTGTTACTCAACGTTTGGGTGCTGATAGTTTTGCAGGCCTCAGTGGGATGTCCTCACGTCAAGCCATTACTCGGGCAAACAAAATGGTTGGTGGCGGAGCTACCAGCGCCATGGGCCCTACAATGGCTGCTATGGCTACTATGTACGGTGGTGGCTATACAGCCTCATCTAAATCTTCACAAAGCATTATGCAACAACTTGGTGGACTTAGCGCCATGACGGGTGCCTCTAACGAAGAGGCGGCCGCATCTGTTGCAGGCATGAACGGAATGAAGTTCCTACGTATGGGAGTTAGAATCCGTGATGACAAGGGCAACTTGCGCCCAATGAATCAAATCATCAATGAAACCTATAATGCTCTTTATCGTGGCCAAAAGATTACTAAAGAACAGGCAGCATTAATATTAAACCCTGGATCTAAGGGGTATCAAACTCTTCAAATGATTACCGGTGGTGACACCAATTTGATGAAGACTCTTCAAATGGGCATCATTGCTAGAGCGCAAGGCGGTGCCATTACCTCTGCGGAAATGAAAGACCCAAATAAAATGCTTGATCGCATGGGTGTTGATGAAAGCAGCCCTCAAAGAGCTAACTTTAGATTCCAAACAAGTGAAGCTAGAAAACTTGAGTCTACTGAACAAGGTTTGGTTGGCGGCTATAATGTAAGTTTAAGAACTACCGCATCCCTTAACGACGCGTACAGTAAAATGGCAGATTTACTTGGCCCTATTAACGACGGCCTTATGACACTAAAAGGAATTTTACAAACACTTCCTCAAGCAGGAAACATGGGCGGATCTATCGCAAGTATGTTTTCTACTGCAGCCAGCTTTGGTGCAAACATGATGACAATGGCCGACTTGGGCGGGGGCGGGGGCGGGGGCGGCCTAGGAGGAATTTTTGGTAAATTTGGTAAAGGAAAAACACCAAACCTAGCCGGAACACCAAAGAGTGGTGGATTTGGCAATCTTAAGGCAATGGGTAAAGTTGGTAGAATGACTGGTCTTGGTGTAGTTGCTATGGCTGGAGACTCCGCAGCAGGCTTTTTAGACAGAAATGTTGGCGGAAGTGAGTCACTACATACCCGTGGTAAGGCTGCGGCAGGCATCGGTACATCCGCTGCGACTGGTGCAGCGATAGGAAGCATCCTTCCAGGTCCTGGTACAGCAATTGGCGCTGTTCTTGGAACAATTTGGGGTTTGATTAAGCACGGTGACGAATTAGTTACTGGTCAATCTGATCCTGACGGTGGCGAAAATGTTCAGATGAACTTGGGTGGGGCAGAATCTAGCGCACCTGCAAAAAATAAAATTTTACCTGTACCTAAAGGAACTACAGTTAGCTCACCTTATGGTCCTAGATCTGGTGCAGCAGCAAGAGCCGCAAAAGAAGGAAGAAAGATAAGTTCGTACCACCACGGTATAGACTATAAAGTACCTTCTGGCACCTCAATTGTTGCTATGGATTCAGGTGTTGTTACAGAAACTGGAAACCAACCATCTGGTTACGGTAACTACGTTACTATTAAACATGCTGACGGCACCAAAACTAGATATGCTCACTTAAGGCAAATTGGTGTTGCTAAAGATCAAAAAGTAGCTGCAGGACAATTTATTGGTAAATCTGGTGGTGGAAAGAACGACCCAGGAAAAGGAAATTCAGGGGGCGCTCACCTACACTTTGAAATATTAAACAAAGCCGGAGTTAAGGTAGATCCTGCAACTTGGCTACTTGGAGCTGACGCCACAAGCCTTAGCGGTATGTTACAAACCGCAACTAGAACTAAAAACTTTTTAACTAACGGATATAATGCCTTTGATCCTAGTGGAAAATCGTACTCTAGTCCAGAATTATCAACTATTCTTGGAGAAACTGGTAGCCCAATTGACTTTGCTACTTTGCAGCAACGATATGGCGGTGCTGGATTAGAGTCACTTATTAATTCTGTAAGAGATCCGTATAGTGGTCCAGTTACTACAAATAAAAAACAACTAATGCGCACAATTGCTAGACAAGGTTTTAGTAATGCATCATTAAAAACAGCTTATGCAGTTGCTATGGCAGAATCAGGTGGCCGTTCAAATGCTATTGGAGATGTAAGCCTACAGAATGATAAATGGGGTCCAAGCATAGGATTATTCCAAATTCGTTCTTTAAAAGATTGGCAAAAGTACAACGATGAGTACAGAGATGCTAAAAGACTTCCTAACCCAGACTTTAACGCAGCTGCGGCATGGCGGAAGAGTAATCAAGGATCAAACTGGAAGCCTTGGTCTGCATATACCAACACTGCTTTCCTAAAACATCTTCCAGAAGCTGATAAAATTGCCGAAGAGACTCATCTTGGAGGTCCTATGGGTGAGGCTATGAACCTAGGGGCACCATCTAGCCCAGCCGGCCATAGCATGTCTGGTGGATCTGCTACTGTAACTACTAACAGAAATGTTAATATTCAAGTACATATGGATGTTAAACTATCAGGGGCTACAGCAGCCTCTGCAGAACAAATGATTAAGATATTTACACAAAAACTAGAAACTTCAGCTAAATTAAAAGAGATTGGAAGCTCACTCTAATGGCCACTACATGGGAGTTTTTTTACACTGTTGAGGTGTATCACGATCTTGACGGTTTATATGATGATGTAAACTATAAAGAAGGTTTTGATGTTCTTGTTGATGAATTTACCTCTGGAACAAAACCACTGCTTAAGATACATGATGAGTATAGAGCAGGTGGTACGGGAGTAGTAAAAGATACTAACGGTTTTTATACAAAACCTGTAGCTCAAACAGGCATATATAGAACGTATAGTAAAATGCCTGTTAATGCAGATCTTATTAACTATGTTAGATTTTACATGCAAGAAAAAGAAAACGGAAATATTATAAACACTTTTTGGTTGCCAAACGACGTATTAAAAGAAGTAAAACTTGTAAAACCTGCGGGAAAAGAAAGTATGATTGACGTTGGAAAACTTGTACACATAAAGTCAAATCGAGCAAATGCTACTACCGGTGCTCCAGAAACAAGCGGTGCACCAAGTAGATACCCAGGTGTTAAAGTAAACCAGCAGGGTGGAACAACATATAGAATTCGCACAACATTTCTTAAAGCTGGGGCGGGTAAAGATTTTGCACCACCTTTTACAATGTCAGCAAAAATTAAACCAGAAGATTATGATTATGCTGGTGCAGTTAGAAATACTAGTGTGACTACGGTTACAATTACTAAGTGTGCTGGAGTAAACCCAGCAGTTAGGGTAACTGCAGCAAAATTACCTACAGATATGCCTGACTCAATTAAAAATTGGTCAATGACCGGCGTTATTGTTGAAGGAAAACCGGGTATTTCAGGCACCTCTAATGCTACAGTTGTGTATGATGCATGTGGTGAAGATGGTACTGGTAAAAAACCTAGATGGATTGGCATTAAAACACAAAATATACAACAGCCAAATCCTAAGAACGAATATCTTTACACAATAGCTACTTGTGGTACCACTACAGATACAGCCCTTAATATAGTTGTTAAACCAACTACAGAACCTATGCAAAAAACGGGACCTGTAGTTTGGGGTATGAGACCAGGTAAAACAGTTGACGCTTGGAGAAAAATTCAATATAATGCAATTATAGGTAACTGTACTACCAAAGCTATTACTGAACAAGATGATGATGATTCAACAACTATGAAACCACCAGTTGAGACTCAGCTACCTACCGACAAACTTCGTTGGAATCCGCCCCCACACCGCGTTACATCAACAGAGCCTTTTGGTACACGCATGTCTACTTTATATGAGTCAGCTTCTAACGGGGCTAATTTAAATACCCAAGAAAGGTATAATTTTACCCCCGAGTTTGTTGCAATGGCAGAAGCCGCTGCAAGAGGAAGATATTATAAATTTGAAAAATTAAGAATTTTTCAAGATAATTTTGGTGCAAAATCGTTAAATAGAGCGTACAAAAAAACTGCAAAACAAGTAAGCGGCACAACAGGCAATAATAACCTGTGGGGTTTTAGAGCAACCTATAACCCAACTACCTTTAGCTACTCAACAGCAGCTAACACAGATGTTGATTGGACTTTGGGAGCAAAAGACCCTGCTATTTTGCTAGCAGGAAATCAAACGGTGTCTTTTGATCTGTATTTAAATAGAATTGCGGACATGTCTGAGTTAAATTTCCGTGCCGGAGTTGATTTAAGTCAAACGTCTAAGTCGTACCCAAGAAAATTAGAGCCTGAAGAAGCTAATGGAATTTACTATAGAGGCACAGAGTATGATCTAGAATTTTTATATAGAGTTGTAACAGGAGACCCTGAAAAGAAAAACCTTCTTTTATCACCACATTATAGAAACCTTGGCGGAGTAACTGCAGATCTTGGATATACTACGGCTGTACCTTGTTGGCTTTATTTAAATGAAAACATGCGTTATTATGGATCTGTAGCCAGTATTCAAGTAAACCATGTAATGTTTGACTTGCGTATGGTTCCTATGCTTTCTGTTGTTACCATAACATTTGCCCGTTACCCAGCAGCAGATCAAGGTGCAGAGCCTAAGAAGATACGTGAAAAACAACAAGGCATCGCCTTAGATACGAAGAGTGAATGATGAGTATAGAAAGAGCATCTCGTTATTACACTGGTCCTTTAGCACAAACTAAAGATAAGTACACAGAGTCATTTAATATTTCTGTTTTTAGAGATTTTCCTAAAAACCAAGAAGTTACATATGTCTTGTACACTTGGAAAGATGGAGATACATTAACTGCTTTAGCAGATAGTGTATACATGAGCCCTAAATTTTGGTGGAAAATTATGGAAATTAACCCTGAAATTGAAGACCCTATGAAAATTTATCCTGGAACTATTTTAAAGGTGCCTTATGGCTTACAGTGACACAGCCCCACAAAAAGACTTTAGATGGAATTCTGACGCTTGGAATAGCGAGTTTTCAGTTTCTTTTCCAAAAGCTTTAGACTTTCCACTACTTCTAATTAGTGCTGAACTGTACCAAGACATTAACCAACATGATCGTTTAGTGCTGCACTTTAAAGGTTCTCCAACAGCTGAAGATCAAGCAATTGTATCTGGAGATCCTGTAGAATTTACGTTTAAATCTGGGGAAATTGAATCAAAATTTGTAGGATACATACACACTATAGAGCAACCAAGTGGAGGCCTTAGTGGAAATACAGAGGTTATATGTGTCTCTGCATCATATTTGTTAAAGAATTCAGATCAAAATATCTATAAAAACAAGACTGCAGACCAAGTAGTTGCACAAATTGCTAAACAATTTGGTATGGAAGCAATAACTCAAAGACACCCAAAAGTAAGGCCCTCTACTGTACAAGCCGGACAAAGTTATTGGAGTCTTTTACGTCGTTTAGCAAATCAAACTGGCTTTGCATTAAAAGCAGAAAACACAACAATATTTTTTGTATCTAAAAGTAAAATGACACTTACCAAAAAAATTAATGCGCCATATTTTAAATATATAACAATTGATGATAACGGAGTAATCACTCCTTCTAACAGACTTGCAGGAACGGTTTTAGCCTTTGAACCACGTGTTTCAGACGCATCTCCAGAATCTGGCGTAAGAGTTGACCGTGTCATAACTGGGGTAAACTACGCCAACGGCAATATTATTAAAGTTACGCATCCTGTACCTACTCCAAATACTTCTCCAAATGTGGGTGTTGTTATCCCTGGAGAAGGATTTTTTGATGAGGTGTAGCAATGTCTAATTTTTCAAATGACTCTGTTAACAAAAATACACAAGCTACTTTTAAAAAATTTCATGTGTACGAAGTTGCCTCTAATTTAACAGACGCTAAATCTATTGCGTCAACATACTCTGAAACTCATAAGTATCAACATAGGGCAAAAGTAGTTGTTGCTGGAACTTCAAGTATTCGTCCATACGACCCAATTTATTTAGATGGTTTGCCTAATGGAATGTCTGGCTATTGGGTAGTATTAAGTGTTAAGCATGTATTTGGAGGCAAAGTTTCTAGGTATATCCTTGAGCTAGAGGTTGGCACGGATACAATAGGAGAACTAGATGACGAAGCAGAATACCGCTCAAATAATAGAAATATTCTAGCTGACCTTTCTGGGCAGTCCTTAACACCTTCAGATACAGGACTTACAATCTACTCAGAGCCTATAAACGCTAATAGTCTACAGCCTACTCCGTATGGACCAGTGGCCACTTCTGCAGTAGCCTCTTCGCCTACTGCAATACCAAACGTAGAGGGGGCAACCCCATATGCTGATAGCCCACCAAATCTAGGAACTATAAAAAATCCTGTACAATGGACAGCTAAGAGTAGTGGAAAGGTTGTAATGTGATTAACGATAAGTATTTGCCTGATGAAAATCAATATGGCCTAGACCCAATGGGTCGTGCTCGTTTTTATGGTATTTATGCAGCTACCGTTGTTGACATTAAAGACCCACTAAAACGAAGTCGAATAAAGGTAAAAGTAAACCAAACTACTGGTACTGAAGTTACAGGTTGGGCTATTCCTTGCCTGCCTATTACATATAACGCAAATCACCCTGACCATAAAGAACACACGGCTCAAGAGATTGCAAACTTGTTAACTACAGTGCCAACCTCTACGGCAGATGCTTATGGAAGTACTGACATACCAGCTCTTACAGTAGTTCCTAAAGCTGGGGCTGGAACACTTAAACACCAACACAAACAAGATGTAAGTACAGCCAATAAGTGGAATGGGTCTTATGGTACAGTATTCAATGACGCAACAGATGCTAAGGAGCATACGTCCCATAGAACTGTACCTAATGTAGGTCAGCAAATTTGGGTAATGTTTGTTGCGGGAGATCCTGAATACCCTGTATGGATAGGAGTGCAGTCATGAGCCTGTACAGCATTAACTTTCCATACACATTTGATCCACAAGGTGTTTTAGAAAATAACCGATCTGCAACAAAAATGTATTTAGACCAGGTGTTAACTCTACTATCTACTAATGTTGGGCAAAGACCAATGTTATTAGAATATGGTGTTGATTGGTCAACTTCTCTGTTTGAAAACGACCAAGACGCTATGCTAGCTATTCCTGAAGCTATTGGTGCTGCAATGGATAGGTGGCTTCCAAATATACAAATTCAAGACATTAGGTTAGAGTCTAACGGTAACGATGGAGTTGTTAAAGTTTTTTTAACCCTAGTTTTACCAAACAACAGCGTATCAAATTTAACAATATCTACAGCTAACTTCTTCTTAGACGGGACTATAACGAGGTAATTATGCAAATTGACTATACTTCTAGAGACTTTACTGCTTTAAAAGCAGATTTAATTAACCTTATTAGGACACGCACTAATACTAAGTGGGACCCAACAGACTATTCTGATCTAGGTAATGTGCTTGTAGAGACATTTGCATATATGGGTGACATTATGTCACACTATTTAGACCGAGTTGCAAATGAAACTGCTATTGATACTGCAATTAAAACAGATACTCTTTTGGCATTTGCTAGGCTATACGACTACAAACCGTCTGGCCCAACCCCAGCCTCTTTGTACGTAAATTTTACTAATACTAGCGATGCTCCTATAGATATTCCTATAGGAACTCAAGTAATGGCAGCACTCAGCTATGGCCCGTTTACTCAAGTATACTTTGAAACAACTCAAAACGTAACAGCTTTAGCACCAAATGTGCCTATTAGCATTTTATGTAAAGAGGGAAAAACTGTAAATACGGATCGTGCGGACTTAATTGACGCAACTTACAATAAAGCTTTGCCGGCAAATCTTGGAAGTTCCGATGGTTCTGCAGACCAAAGATTTACTATTACAGACGTA